TACTTCAATGCGTACTTTTCAAGATCACCTCTGTCTTTTAAAACATCAATCTCATCTTGAATTTCATCAGCTGTATCTGTTCCCAATGTATTCAACCACTGTCGAATGATTAACTCCTGATCGTTTTCATCTTCAACATTTAAGTCAAATGTTTCTTGAGCTTTAGCTAATTGTGCAAATACTGCTTTAGTATCTGTACCACCATTTAAAGCATAATGAACAACTGCTTGTACGTCTTCAGGTAATTGCTTAAACAATTCTACTGGAGCATTTTCTGCAGTATCAGAAACTTTGTTTTCAATGTTTGCTTGAATTAACTCCTCAAAGTCTTCAGCTGTATATTGCTCAATAGGTTTATCATCATCAAACGGTTGCAAAATACCTTTTTCAATCATTGACTTTGCTGCAGAAACTAATGCTGAAGGTCTACCTCCTTTATTAGTTTGTGTTGAATCCAAAGAATCTTCTTCTTCATCTTGGTTATCAGCTACTAATGCAATTTCTGAAGCAGTTACTTTGTTTTTTTTAGGATCAACTACGTCATCGTTGTCGTCATCGTCATCTAAAAAAGAATCATCAAGTGCTCCTGAACTGAAAACTGTTTTTTTAATTGGTTCATCTGAGCCAATTACCGTAAGCCCTAATAGCTCATCTAAATTGTCAAAATCTACTTCTTCAGCTTGCGCTGAATCTGTTGCTGCCGCTGCAGCTGCTTTTTCTTCTTCTGTCATAACATGTTGGTTTAATTACTGACTTATTTATAATATAGTTAAAAATATTCATTTTTAAATAAATATTATTTAACTATTTTTAATGCACAAAAAATAAACAGAGCATTATATGTTTAAAACCTACCAAATTATTCATTTAGTAGGTTTTTTATCAAACTTGTTTTTGTTCTCACGAGCAATTTGAAGCTCTGTTTGTTTATTGATAACATCATTTCTCATTTTTTCTTTTTCCAAATCCATTTTCTGTTGAGCAAGATTAACTTTAGTTCCTTCTTTTTCTCGGTTAAAGTTCATAGTATCTTGGTATTGCTCGGAAGATTTAATTTCTTTCATTGCATCAACATAATCAGATTCTTCATTTTGGTTAATGTCTTGTTGAGCTGCATATCCAGAAGACTTAATCTCTGCTTCAAGTAATTTATTACGTCTGTCTTTTTCTTTCTCTCTGGACTCATGGTCAAGCAATAATTTTTTCTCTTGAGCATTTGCTTCAATTTCAGCTTGTTGTGCTTGTTGTGCTTGTTGTGCCTCCTCTTGTCTTCTTGCTTGAGCTTTCTCTTCTATTTGTTTAAGAGCGTTGTTCATTGTTCCAATAGAGTTTGCTTGCATTAATTGTCCTAATTCATAAATAGAAGCACCAGCAGTATTATTAGAAACAAACAAACTTTTTAATTGTTCTAACATGTTTCTGTTTTCTACGTTTGTATTACAGAAACAATTTAAATCAATTAACATCAAGTCAGTTCCATTAATCTCAAAGTTGGTTCTTTCTTCAGGAGAAATCATTCCTTGAAGTCTTAGAGACGGTTTTGTAGAATGATAAAATTGAGCTAAATCAGTTCTCATTTGGTGAACTCTTGGCATCAAGTGATCACTGTGTTGAGAAAAGTAAACTTCCGTTTGAGCATAAGAACCACTGACTGCTTGTTCTACTCCTTTAGCTGTATCAATTTGTCCAAGCTGTTGACCCATTCTTTGTGGATTAACCCCAACTACTTCCATTACTTGTTGCTTAAAGTAATTAGCTAATTGGATTCTTGACATTAAACGATTGGTTTGTTCCATGTTTAATGTCTGATAATGTTGAAAATTACTAGCACTTTCTGTATTAGATAAACTCGGATCCAACGGAAGCATAGAAAAATCTTTCATTGCTACATACGCTTTAGCTAAGTTACCTTTACCCCAATCTTCACCCATAGAATGCTGAGGTAATGCATTTTGATCCAGTACTACAACTGTTCCGATTTCATCAATAAGAATATCCTTAATTTGATTGTTGCACATGTTAAATCCAATTTGACCTGGCTTCATTGCGTCAACTAAAGAAGTTGATTTTGTATTTCTATCAGAAAAAACTCTACCCTCTATTGGAAGCTTTGAACCATAAAGAGATTTATCCCCTTTAAACTGAAAACGCAAAGGACCAACTGTTGGTCTACCTATACCTAAATATATTGGGTCAAATTGTCCATTTTCATCAGATGTAAAATGAGAACGATTAGTTCCAATCTTAACTCCTCCCCAAACTTGGTTTATGTAAACCCAGTCAATGTGATCACCAAAAATTAAATTATCTGAATTTTTAACTTCTGTAAAAGTTGTGTTGTAAATAGCAGCATCTCTTACTACATAGTTTTCATCAATTAGTTCCGTAACAACAGAACCGTCTTGATCAATTTTTGTAAGATGTCCAATTTTTCTTTGGGTTTTCCAGTAGTTTGTAGAAACTCTAAATAATTGATTTCCAAAAGAACCTTCCTGGCTATTGCTTTCTCCAATTATCCAAGATACTGCATCATTAGAGCTTTCAATATCCTCCATGAAACTAAGATGTCTTTTCATGTCCATTCCATGCTCCATGTTTTCTTCATAACTGCTGGTAGTGTCATATTTAGAATCATCTAATATTCCTGACATCATGTGTCTAGCAGAAGTAGTTGGGTGTAACTCTTCTAATGTTTCCAACTGAACATCCGTCATCAAGTATCCAAGCTTATCAATTACATCTGATAAGGTCAACATCTCAAAAAATCCTCCATAGTTCCCGCTTGACGTATATAATACGGAAGGAGACTTGTGATAAAAAGTTAATGCAGGATTTAGTAATTCAACGTCATAGTCATCTTCAAGCATTCTAAAGTGCCAAAATTCACTGTCTGTAACTAACGAGTCTCTAAATCCAATCTCTTCCAACTCGTCCATTCTAAAACGATTGACATCAATCTTATGCTGTTTAGTAGCCCACTGTTCTCCTACCGTCACATACTTTTTGGAGTAAAAATCTTCTATCTCTGGAAGTTGTTTTAATGACTCTGGACTTAATTGTTGTTGAGCTTCTTCAGAATTTGGATCCATTCCTTGTTCTAACATTGCAGATACTAGCTTTTGCTGAGCATGTTCAATTAAAACCTTGCTGATTGCTTCTGACTTTTTTTCCATTATTTCATTAAAGGAATACTCATCAACTGCACGGTAATCAACCTTGGTGTTTCTTTTTGCAAACTCTGTTACAAGAGTGTTAATCACGTTAGGAATGATTGGATAAAATTGCAAATCCATAGCTGTATCATCATGCCCTTCATCTATAAGGTTGTCAAGCATTTCTGAATAATCATTATCAACTGCAGGAATGTAATCACTTTTATCTATAGTACCTTTTGCAAGCTTATAGTTTTTCATGATTCTGGTAGCTTTAAGTTTAATTTGTTTAAGCCCTTGCCATTCAATCCAGTCAATGTTATGATGCGCCCAATCCTCATCCTTTTCTTCTAAAGGTAAAAATTGAATAGGTTGAGTAAATATACCAAGTTTGTCTTTCTTGGTTTTTTTTCCTTTCTTAATATCTATTGCGTTTAAAATTTTCATCTCCTTAAATTTTTAAAAGCACTTCTTGTTCTTTGGTATTTTCCAGGTACTCCAGATGTCCCAATATTTTTAAAAGCACTCTTAGTTAATTTATACAAATTTTCTGAATTATCCAAATGTTCCTCGTTATCATATTCAACTCTTTTCTTAGCTCCTCTATTGGATTCCTGTATTTTAACAAAGGTAATAAGAGCAGCCAAAGATATTATTCTATCTACGTTTATTCCAGGTTGGTACTGTTCCATTTCAATCATTGCCATTATATCAGGTATTCTGGAAATACCGTAATACGTTTTTACAATTCTTCCGTCATCCGTTTCTTCAGTATCTAATTCTTCTCTGATGTAAGCAATTAAATAAGGAAGCATTACGTTTTTAAATATGGTAGATACATTTCTCCAGCCATAAGTAGAAAACTGCGTTTTGGCAGGTTGTATGTCTTTAGATAATACCATTTGTGCAGAAGGAACCAAGTACTTAGTTTTTCTCTTAAACTGCATGTGTTGTATAAACAAAGGTACGTTGTTTTCAATAATTGTCCAAGCTTGATACCACTCAATTATTAACTCAAGAACTTCATGTGTTTTATTGATGTCGTCATATCTTCCACACCAAGCAGCAACAATTTTATCTCCTTCAACAAAATGCTCTACTTCTCCATTCTGCTTAATTCTTTGAACGTGTACTGGATTTTTATAAACATAAATGGAACACAATGATTCTGAGGTAACTGTTTTTCCAACACCAACAGGGTCAATTGATGCAAAGTAAGTTCCACAAAAAACCTTGTCTTCATCAGGTTCTTCCCAAACTTGAATTGCTCCTGTTTTATCCTGTGCAGTTTTAGATACAGGAAATTCTGTAATTGGTGATTTGTTTGTAGGCTTAGCAACTACAAGACCAGAAGTATTAAATTCTAACTTGTAAGCAGACCAAGGATAGTTTCCTTCTTCAATATCTCGTTTATTTGATTTTACTAATTCTACTGGAAAAATTGTTTCTCCTCTAAAAGCAAATGCTTCTTCTAAATTAGTAGGATGCTGAGAACATCTTATTTGATACCTTTCTGGACTTAAATCTTTCTTCCATTCAATACGCTTAGCTGCAATAGAAGCAAGTGCATTTTCTACTAATGAATTACCAAATTCATCAATATGTGGAGGCATTGAGTATTGTTCAGGAATGAACAGTCCGGTTATTCCTACTGTTCCTTTATCGTCTAACCATTTGTTTTTAACTCCGTAGAAACCATTTCCTTTTGGTTTATACATGAACTCACGTAACGGCTCACACTGTTTTAAATCACCTACGGAACCTGCCGCAATAAAGTAACCAGTTGTTATGTCACCAGCCTCTAATGCTGGTCGCATAAACTCGTAAGTCTTATCCATTGATTTAGCAATTCCTGCTTCCTCGTAAAAAAACAAGGTACACAAACCACCTACTCCATTTGTATCAGACTGTTCAAAAGAAGTGGCTTTTAAAGTACCCTTTCTTCCTCTATCTGTTTTCCTACCTTTATCAATGTATTCAATTTTTTGTTGCCATTCTCCTACACCACTTGGGTTTAATGGTCGGTACCAAGCTGTATTTTCATTAAGAAATGCCTTGTAATCATTTAGTATTTTCCACGTACCGTTTATCCCTGTGATGTAATCACTCAAAGATGCTCCAATTTTTAATACCGGACCATACTCAAACCAAAGAAGATTTATTAGTTTTGCCGCATGGTACAAAGATGAACCAAACTGTCTTTTTTTAAGTATAACTCCGTGCTCGTAATTTAACTCTCCAATTATTTCATAGAGGGTCATGTGCAACTGAGTATCCCAAATATCAGTAAATTCAGATTTCTTTTTAAGCTTGTCTGCAATGTGAAGAAAGTTAATCCAAAAGTAATAGTCTCTTGGAAGATACCAAGCTTTTTTACCTACTTTGAAAAAACAACCCTTCCTTGATTTCTTTTTTTGATCATCCCAGTAAGTTATAAAATCACGAGAGCCATCTGGAGCAGGTGTGTAATATCCGTTTTTTCTATAAAACAAACCCGGTTCTTGCCACAGCTTAACTGTTTCATCCAGATCGTATTCACCAGGTTCCTTAAAGTAATTATCTTCAAGATCTTTTTTAAAATCTTCTCGTGTGTCATAATCTACAGTCGTCCATACCCCATTATCATAACAGGGTATGTCCTTGTAAATTTCTCCAAATGGATCCTTAATCATCGTATCCTAATTTAGTACCGCCTCTTGCTCTTGAAGATTGCTCCTCTTCTAAATCTTTAGCTACTCCTTTAAATGACTTTCTAATGTGGTCAAAGTTTTTTGCCGCATTAACAATAGATGTGATGTTACCGTCTCTTCCATCTGTAATATCTTGGGTTTCCATGTAAAAAGCAAGCTTCTCTAACATGTTAGATATACCGTTGTAAGCTCTAACAGTAGGGGTTTCATATAACTCCTTAGTCCTTCTTAAAGCCAGGATTATTTTTGGGTCTTCTGGATCAAACTCCGCTTTAATATCTCTTAGTATTTCATCATCTAATCCATCTTGAGGACGGTTAAAATAGGGATTCTCCTGACTACGACAAGACATGTAAAACAAGTAAGCGAGGACGGTAGGATGGGAATCTGGATAACTTTCAATTATCTCTTTTAGAAACCCAATTGTATAGCAATGCTCTGTAGCAACAACTACACTGCCTTTTAGTTCAAATAATTTAATGGACATGACCTAATATTTTTTCACGGTTATTTTCTAAATACTTAAACATTGACAATACTTCTTTTCTAAGGTAAGGCACTTGGTAAGGAGTAACTTTCTTAACAATTGGATTCCCTAAACTGTCTAACTTAGACACAGGATACCCAAAAGAATTTCTTTTTTCCACTTCAAATTCAATATGCTCAATTTGCATAACACCTGTATTTAAGTTAGGGTTATGCTTTAACATAATAAACATATAGATGCTTAATTGTAAAGCATAATCATTAAAGTTGCAATCATCTAAGTGAGACAATGGGGGCAGCATTCTTTTAGTTCTGCCGTCTTTTCCTTTGAAACCTTCAGTTTTTATTTCCTTGTTTGTTTTGTAATCATACAAGTTAATAAAACTACCAATAACTTCAATTCTGTCACCTTGTCCACAAATACCAAATGATTTTAAATAAACTAAATGCTCTGGATATATTCCTTCTGATAGCGATTGATCTGGAGCAAGCTTAACGTTGTTATCGTATAAAGGATTTATTATACGCAACTCTACATTGTTTCTGGTAATGGTATCACAGTTAATTATTGCTTTTTCTCTTTCATCATGATACCAAGAACCAAGAGTAACTGCTCTTAAGTTTTCATCCTTCCAAATCTTTCTAATTTCTTCTGGAGACTTACCAAAGTATTTTGGGTTCTTTCCTACAGAACAAAGATGTGACATTTTCATTTCATCAAATGCTTCTTTGAAATAATGAATTAATCTAGTAACACTTATCCAGTCTATTTTTTCAGAAGAATCTGCGCTTATGTATTTGTGTGTATCTGCGTAAAATTTAATTGCCATAATTATAGTTTGTTATATATTATCTTAGTTGCTAATAAAACCATCTCATTGTCATCAGAACTTATCATCTTTAAAAGATTTGATTGTTCTTTTTTAGTAATACTACCTATGTCCCTTAAAGCTTTTAGCTGTTCCTTTAAATAAATAAATGAAAAACTCTTGTTAATTTCT